TTATTGATTCCTTTAATTCTTTTAATAATTCATAACTCATCATCAATGCAGATAAATGTTGTTCTTTAATTTTTTTAACAGATTTGATTTTTCTAATATTTGCAATCGTTTCTGCTAATTTAATTTTTGTAACTTTGTCTGAAATTTTTGAACCAACTTCTTTAAGATTAGTAACTAAATTGAAAACTTCATTACTAACGTATTCATTTAATTTTCCAGTATTGTTAATATTATTAATATATTCTCTTAATAATCCTTTTTGTTCTTCTGTAAGGTTTTTGTATTTTGTATTAAAAGATTCTACTAATAATTTATAAGATACTGCTCTTAAATCTTCATCCTGCTTTCTATATTCTTCTAATACTGCATCTTTAATCTTTGCATCCTTGTTTTGAATAGAAGAATTAATAATATTTTCTGCAATTGTAAAACGAGATGAAACTATATCCGTTGGATCAAATTGTTCTTCGGAAGTTACTGTTTCAAATATTTTATAAATAGATGCTAATGTTTTGTAATTAGAAATTGGAGATTTAATAAATTCATCCAAATCGTAAGTTTCTTTAATCTCTTTTATAAGATTATATTTTTCTTTTGTAAGTTTTTTCTCGTCTAATCTTTTACGAGCTTCTAATATTGTATTGATGAATTGTTCAGCTTTACTTTCTGAATTATATTTTTCATTAATAAGATATTGGTATAGTTTCAATTCTTTAGATAATTCTTTTTTAGAATTAAAATATTCTTTTAGAATTTTTTCAGCTACGGATTTGTTTGCAGACATTATCTCTGCAGTAATTTGTCTTACTAGTAATTCAAATATAAAACCAGTATTTTTAAATTTAGAATGTTTAATTTTTTTCATCAATTGATATAATTAATCAGATATAAATATATTTTTCTATTAGTTTATTACTCTTTTGTTAAATCTTCTGTCAAAATCTTCTTTTTATTACCATTCATATCTTTGAAAACTTCTAAATATGAATTTTTTGGAACGTATTTTTTAACAGAACCTTCTTTTGATTTAAGAGTTTTAATTCCTAATGGATCTCTTCCCTCCGGATGGTCATCCTTACCATACCTAACCGGATCTTTTGGTCTTCCAACACCATCCTCTTCTAATTCTGCTTTTAATTTATTTAGTTCTTCTTCCACATTTGTTGGACCTTCTGTACCTGTTTCTTTTGCAGGATCTACTCCCTGAGTTTCAATTGATGTTAAACGGAATTGTTGTTTAGTATCTTCTAATATTGAAAGAGTTTGTTCATCTTGTTCATCTTTAGCCATTCCCATAATCGCTTCATACATCCATTCTTTAGAGAACATCTTTGTTTGTTGCATTTGTTGAATTAATGCAACCTTAGAAGTATATAATTCAACTTTCTCTTGTTCATATATTTTGGATGGAATAGTTAATTCTAATGTAAAGTTTGTTAAACGGTCATCATCAATACCTTGAGCGTACAAATGAATGATTGCAATCTTTGTTAATTCTGAAACCATAACTCTTTGAATTCTTTCAATGGTTTTTGCAAATCTAACATCCATTGCCGCAAGAGTTGCTTTACCATTTGTATCTTCTTCAAACCCCAAATATGCTTTAGGAATTTGAAGTGCAGCCATTAATTTACCTTTTAAGTAATTAATGTCATCAATCATATTGTATTCTAAACCTTTTAATGTATCAATTGAAGTACCATTATCATTACCACGTACCGGCATATAATAATCTTCAATAAGGTTTTGAATGTTGTATTTTAAATTATATTCACCTGTTCTTTCATCTACGAAAGGAACTTTTTTAGATGCATTGATAATTTTTTGCATGTAGTTATCCACTTCGTTTGGTGGAATATTACCAACATCAATTTTAAATATTCTCTTTTCAGGTGCTCTCATTACTCTATGAATTAACATCGCGTCTTCCATCAACATTAATTGTTTCCAAACTCTTCTTGCACCTTCTAACATAGATTTACCATATGGTAGAAAGTTAGAATCATTGTTTAAACGGAAGTGAGCTATTTCATAGTTTTCAAATTCTTTTTTAGCACTCTGTCCATATGCTCCATTTGGATTTTGATATGGTGCATATACAAATTTAACTCTTTGTGGATTTTTTAAATCAAATTGTTCAACTCTACTAACTTCATATGAAGATAATGGCATTACATTTACAATACCAATTCCTTCTTCTTCTGCTATTTCTAGTTGTAAAAATAAATCACCGTATTTTACTAAATTTCTAGTCCAAGGCCAAAGATTAAATTCTACATTCAGAATATCATAAAAAAGATTTTCTAATATTTGCTTTACATTATCATCTTCGTGATGAATTTTAAGAACATTTCCCATTTCATTTCTAGCCGTACATTCATCTGCATATGTATTTAATGCCGATGAAAGTATTGGGTCTGTATCCATTGAGTCGTAATCTCTAAAAAGATCTATACGAACTTGCTGATATGCCATTGATGATTCAATGGTTCCTGAACCATAATTTGTAACCTTTAATTTCATAAAACGGTCAACCAGATTGGTGGTCATATTTTGCCACTCATCCGTATCAACTACTTTTACACCATCTTGTGTTTTACGAACAATGGTGTTTGTTGAAAATAATTTTTGTAACCTTCCTAATACTGATTTATCTGCCATTTTATTTATATAATTTTTTTAAAGATACGAAAAATAATTGGATTTACCAAGCTCTACAACTCCAGTATCTAGCTTTCCATCTTGGACCTGGATTATCACAATTATGTCTAGCTCTAAAATTTTTCCTTCTTTCCGGATTATCTTTTTTAATAACCATTCTTTTACCCTTAGCAGATGAACCACCGAACCCAAAATTTACTTTAACAACATTTCCTTTATCGTTCTTTACATAAACTTTAAACTTCTTAACATCTCCTTGCATTGGTTTTCCTAATTGTACTTTTCTACCCTGATACTCTGCTTCATAAACACAATTACAATTAGCTTCTGCCAATTGTTGAGTATATTCTCTCATAAATTTAATAAAGTCTTTTGTATCTTGTTCGTTTTCTACATCATATTCTTCCACTTCTGAAATGCTTTCTTTTATAGGTACACAATTTGGCACCATTCTACCATCTTTCATTTTTCCACCCACTTCTTTGTACCCATCCCAACATTCACACAATGCATTTGAGTCTCCTTCGTTGCATGTTTTCCACCCACCACCTTTAGATTTGTAATTTTTAGCCGCCCATCCATTTGCATACGCTGAAGGATAAACATCAAACTTAGATTTTGCTGCTGCTTTGGAAGCTGCCCATTTTTGTGGATCAGTTGGACAATTCTTCTCTAAAAATAAATTTACTCTTTCTTCTATGGTCATTTCATTTTGTTTTTTACGTCCTTGACAATGTGCTTTTTGACTGAAACCTTTTGGGTTATTACAATCTATACTATTTTTATACTTTTCACTCCAATCTTCGTTTTTAGGTTTGGTAGAAACATATATTGGTTTCTTACCTTGCCCTTTACTATCACTACCACCTCTACCTGCCGCATTTTGTGCAGCTCTTTTTCTACGAGTTGCAGATTCTTTTTCTTTTTTGCTCATTCCAGCAGCCTTTGCAGCCGGTACACATTTTGCATAACCACTTTTTTCTCCGGAAGTTCCGCATGGTGGGTGTTTTCCATCAACTTTTTTACCAATGTTTACCCACTTTTCTTTAAACCACTTATCTAAATCTTCTTTCAATATTTTTGTTAATTGCGTCATATCAACTTATAAATATAAAAAATTATCCAATTAACCACGTTAAATTCTCTGTTCCTTTTTTTCCTAAATCCATTTCATATGGATTTTGTTTTAAATGGTTTGTTGTTATCAATCCTTCATACTTGTTTATTTGAGTCGCTCCCAACATGCTCTTTGTTAAATCAATACCTTCTTGCTTTAATCTCAATGCGGTGTTTCTAACCCATAATCCAATTGCCATAGCCATTGTAAGGTCATCATTATATCCTTTCATAGCTTCTGCTCTACCAGCTGACCAAATAAATGTAAATAATTCATCAATAAGACGAGATGAACGAATTAAAATATCTTTTTCGTTTATATATGTGTCTAAAGTAGATATGATTAATGGACGAGTTTTAGATGTTGTTGAAAATCCAGCAACCATTTTCTTTTCATCTCTATAAAATTTATTACTCATTTGTTTTTCAACATCAATGTATTTTAAATCTACACTCATATAAAATAAATTACCATATCCTCTATCTATACATTGTTGAATTGTAGACCACCCTACATTAGAATTTTCTACTACAAGTAAAGCGTTGTTCCATTCGGTTGCAACAGCTACTAAAAAATTTCCAAAATCTTTTGTTTCAATTTTACCTCTGTATTCACCAACTTGTGATGAATCTTCTATATCAATAACTTGAAATGTAGAATAGTCCGAACCATCTCCTCTTGCTACGTCGGCTACTACCATATATTGTCTATTATAATTTGGATGTTCCCATTTCCAATAGTTCCCATCAAATCCTGTCTTTTCAATTGGGTCCATAACGTATGTATCCTTATACCACATTAATAATTGAGGGTCTATAACAGTATCACCGGAACTTACGAAGTCACAATCACATTCTTGTGCCGCACCTTTAACTCCTAAAATACGGGTTTGTTCGTCTCTCCACGCTTGGTTTCTTTCAGGGTGAACTGTCCAATGTAAGTTGATATTATTAAATCCGTTTGAACCATTTTCTCCTTCAACCCACATTTTATGAAACCAGTTACCAACACCATTTGGAGTAGACAAAACAATTGCCGCACCACCCGTTGATAGGGTTGATTGTGCCGATAACCAAATCTCATCAATATCTCTAATGAATGCCGCCTCATCCACAACTAATAGGGATAGGGCTTCAGAACGTCCGGCATCTGGAGAAGATGCAATTGCTTTTACCTGAGAACCGTTCTTTAATTTAAGTGATAGTTTATTATCTTCAACAGAACTATTACTTCCATCTCTTAACCAAACAGGAAGTAAATCGTGCATAACTCTAACTTTTTCTACAAGGTTTTTTGCTACTGTTACTTTAGTTGCAATAACCAACGCATTAAAGTCTTGATTAAATAACATTTTCCAAAGAATGTAACCCGCAGAAAGTGTAGATAATCCCAGCTGTCTACTTTTAAGAATAATATTAAAACGATTATCTTTAAAATCCGTTAAACAATTCTCCTGAAAAGGATAAAGGTGAAAGGGTATTTTTCCTCTCACCGGATGCTGAATTACACAGTATTTTTTCATAAAGTAAATGGGGTCTGCACCACACTTACGATATTCTTCAGCAATTATCTCTTTTAGGCTCTTCTTTGGTTGAGCTTGAGCTTGCATTATTTTTTGAATTTAATTTTCCAATATACACCTGCTCCCAAATATGGTGATAAAGAACCATTTGTTCCATCAACCGTTCTATTTGCAACACCTGCACCTAATTGGTAAATCTTATCTTTTTTAGTTTTTACAATAACACCTGCACCTATATTTGATACAACATCTGCTTTATTAAATCCACCATTAAAACCGTAATATACTTGTGTTTTAGGTAATTCTTTAACGATAAGAGTTTCTTTAATTTCTCTCTGCTTTACGCTTGCATTAAATGTTCTACCTAAAATTTTGTTTTGTGTGATTGTATCTGTTACAGCAACTGTTCCTAATGAATCAGGTAATCTTAATGTATCTTTATAAACATTTTTAGCGAAGAAATCTTTTAATAATGCTGCTGTATCTACTATCGTAGGTATTACAACTTCTTTTTCAACAATTGTTTCGTGATAAATATCTGCACCTTTTTTTGTAACTACTTTTGTTTTTACAACTTCAAAAGTATCTATATCATGTTTAATTACTTCATATTTTTTACCATCAATTCTAACAGTTCTGCCTGGCATTTTACCACCTGGATTAAAATATTCTAATAATACGATTACTACCAATACCGCAATTGCGATGTTTTTTAAATTTAATAATTTTTTCATAATTTTTTATTTTTTAATTAATTCTGGATGATTTAACTCAGCCAATTTTTCTTCCAATAACCTTTTTCTATCTACTAATAATTCTATTGCTTCGTAAGAACTATTAATATCGTTTTTTAAATCCTGTTTTACTTTTTCAATATCAACTTCCCACTCCCATTTTGAAATAGTACCATCTTCATTAACCATTTCAATTTGTTGTTTAACACCCCCCAACGCTTCTTCTAATCTATCCTTATATTCTCTTATAAAAGCCAGCTTATTTCTGGTTATTTTATAATCTTCATAATAAGGATATGTTCCATCTAATTTTAAACTCGTTTCTAGTTTAGATAAACAACTTACACAAAAACCGGTTTTGCGGATTAGTTTTTTGTCAGCTAAACTATATTTCGCCGTTTCACATTTATCATCAGAACAAGTATTTAATTTTTGTAAATACTGCCTAACATCATCCATTTCTGAGTGGGCTATTTTAAATCCCTCTTTTTGTTCCCAAGTTTTACCTTCGGAATCCGTCCAGATTTCACCTACTTTTCTTTTTTGCTCACTTTCTTTTTCATAACCAAATACTCTTTGAGTATTATCTTCTCTTCCAAAAACCGTGTCTATAATGAGTTTACGAGATTTGTGCATCCCTTTACTTTTCTCATCAAAACTTTTTCTTTTTGCCATTTGTAACTGTTTATTTATATATAAATATATATTGTCTTATTCATAAAAAATACCAAGTATCTGATTTAGTGGTGCAAATGTACCCGTAAGTTTGTATGTTTTTCCATTATAAAAAAATACTATTCCTTCGTTTGCAACGATTCTATCTATACCACCTAGTTTATTCAATCTACTTAATTCTTGTTTTAATTTTTGAATTTGGGCAGGGTTTCCAGAAGTTTTAACCTGGTCTGCTACTGATTTTAATCTTGATTTCATTGAACGTATTGCCTTATCTGGATGTACCGTCAGTACACTTCCAACAAATTCTAAAACATCTGCACCAACTCCTAAGAATATTTCTTCAAATGGTTTTATATTATCTTTTTGTTGCTTTGCTACATTTACTTTATCATTCTCCATTGCCCATTCTTGCAGCTTGGGGTTTGATATTGTATTTAAACGAAAGCTCTTATCTCCAAACGCCCACCTTCTTACCAATGCTTCTTTTGTAAGTTTATCAACTTTTACAGGTGATTTTTTATTTATAAAATCTTCCCACCAAGCTTGATGATAATCCGCAACATTATCGGAATCATTTAATTTAAATTCAGATTGTAGCTTTGATAGTTTTGAAAGATATTTTCCTTGCTTTGAACTTAGGTTATCTGATTTTGGTATTTCTGTAATTGGTGGACCTTGTATAGTATACTTAGATTGAACATCGGCGTTTACTTGCTTAATCATTCCAGCTAAAACACTTTCTGCACCATCCACTTTACCAATTGCAACTCCTTTTACATCATATTCAATACAATTATGAAAAACTAATAAAGCCTGGCCGTATGGAATAACATTAACAGATGTAGGCCAAATTACTTCAATGTTCATAAATTTACTTCCTTCTCCGAATATCTTTTCTCTCTGTTTTTGAGATAAAGATGCAATAGCTGCAGATAAGTCTTTCATTGCAAAATTGTATGCATCAGTTAGTCCACCTCTACCACCAAATTTTGATGCAACATCTTCAATACCCATTGCACTTGCTCCTGAGTTTTGTAAATGGCCTTTATTACGTGCCGCGATTAATCTACCATTCTTCCAGCTAATTGCTAATGCTTGTCCATCAGTTTTTTCTCTAACTACACCCAAATCACCATTAAGTGCCTTTGTGATAATATTTTTAAGGTCACCAAAAGTTAAATCCATATCATCAAATGGATGGCTCATATGTCCATATGCACCACCTTCTAAAAGTAAACCTTCTTTTAAGAACTTAGTTGGAGCTTCATCAAATCTAGGTAGATTTCTTGCAGAATATCTTACAGTCAATCTACTTTCATCTTCATCTCCAAAAATACCATCTGCTACTGGGAAATCCATTTGAGTATATCCTCCACTATAAAACCAATCATCTCCTTTATTAGCACCATCGTTTCCGTCAAGTTTTCTTGTAGCTCCTTTTGGTAAATAACTACCATCCGGTTGTGCATCATCTCCTGATAATGCACTTACTTCTAATAAGTACTTTTCAATATCTTTATATAATTCTGCAAGTTGCTCATCAAAATTTGGTTTTATATTTAACTCCTTTTCCATTTGAGTTATTTCATCATATCCCATATTTCTTAAAGCTCTTGCAACATCATTTGGTTTATTTACATTTGGGTTACCAAACAAATATGCATTTATTCTTTTTTTGAATTTAGAATCTTTATATAATCTAATGATATTAGAAAAATGAACATCTTTAGATCCCATTTCATCTATTTTACGAAATGTAGTTGCCTGCTTTCCATTAATAGTTGGCATCCCATGTTGGTCTTTTCCAATATCTTTAACCTGTACTTTCTTATTTTTGAATTTGCCCATTAAGATAGTATCACCTTTATCAACATCTACATTAACATCTTCGTTATAAATTTGCTTATTAACTCTACCATATTCTCTCATTAATATTCCAGCAACTGCATGTGCTTGGTTTTCTATTGGAGAACCATCCGCACCATCTTTCATTGGATTTCTAACCAATCCCAACTCATCTTGCTTTCTATGAACCATTTCATGTGCAAGGGTTCTTAATATATCTGCGGTTAATCGGCCTTCGGTTGCAACGTATATTTCTTTTGTATCAGGATTAAACCCACCTAAACTACTTTTTACTTCTGCAAATTCTCTACCACCAACTAAATTAATTTTTGGAGTTTCTTTTAACTTTAATCTTTTAGTTGCAAACTCTACGAAATGTTGAATTGATTGTTGTTTTGTTTCTGAAAGGTTTTCTTTTAATAAATTTTCTAAATCTTTTTTAGGTTTTTCTTTTTGATATTTTTCTAATGTTTTCAATAATTGTTTATCAGATAACTTATATGTTTTCATTTTTTCCATTGTAGCTTCTACAATATTTGAAAACAATTTAGTTTCATCTATTTCGTTAGAGTTTTCTTTTAAATACAAACCTTCCAATAAATGATGTGTAAAGTGTGCAGCTGCAAGCCCACCACTACCCGCAACTATTGGGTTTTCAACTCCTAAAATTTCTAATGTTGCATGTTTTCCTAAATCTTTAGCTATCGTTTTACCAACCGTTCCAGCACCAGCTGCTATACCACCCGCCATACTAACTCCTGCTATTAAGAATCCAACTTCAATTCCTGTGTGAACTAATGCGTGTTTTTGTTCATGTTCAGCGTGTTGGGATTCATGTGCAAGATGTTTGGTATGTTCATCTATTCCATCCATTAGTCTAGGAATTTTCTTAGTTTTTGGTTTTCCTAACCAATTTTTATCTTGAATTGGATTACCCTCTTTATCTTTAACAACATTTCCTTTTTTATCCTTTTTGTATATAGGTTCTTCATCGTAAAGATATTTACCATTCTCATCTCTTTCTTGAACTTGTTTATAATGAAAATGATTTCCACTTTCAGGATCTACAATTGAACCAACACGTCTACCATGCATTAAGTTGTTAATCGCGGTACCTGTATTTTTATATTGCTGTCTTTTTTTCTCTATAAATCTACCAACTACCGTAGTTTTTTTAGTTTTATCCCACCAGTCTTTTACTTTATTAAACATTCCTTTTCTTACTTCGGAATCAGGATTATTCGTATCTTCTACTTCTTTTTTGGATTGTTCATCCATAGTAGATAATACTTTATCTAATTTTTCTTTAGTTTCTAATTCCTCACCCGATAATTCTTTTTCTTCACCACTTGCTCTTTTTTCTGCACCTGATTTTAATTCTCCACTACTTAATTTTTGTTCTGGTGGTGTTTCTGGTTTAGGAATTTCTTCTCCGGCCTTTTTATTAGTTGGTTCTTCTTTCTTTTTATCTATTTTACCCTGCGCAGTTACCCCTTTATTAACCGGTTGGCCAGGTTGTGATGGTTTGGGTTCATTTGCAGGTGCATCGGACGGGCCCTTTGCCATTTGTTTCTTTTTTTCTGCATCTATTTCTGCAGGTGTTAATGGTCTTATATTACCATCTTCTCTTTTATGTGTTGCAGGTCCTTTTTTATCTTTACCATAATAACCACCTCCTAAATGAGTTAATCCCATTGTTGCTGCATCATCATCTTCATTCAAATATTCTTTTAAAAAATGTTGAAAAGCTTCTTCATCTACAATTCTATTTATTATTTCTCCAATTGGGTCATATACATACGAATCATCCGTAGTAGCTACTGAACGAATATCATCGTTTTTCTTTTGTATTTTTTTAACATCTTCTTTTGATGGATAACCTTTTATAAAATTTTCATTTAATTTACCTGTTATCATTTTGAATATCTCTTTATCAAATTTTGGGTATGCTTTAAGAAAGAATGATTTTGCTTTATCTTTATCACCGCTTCCTAATCCTTTTCTAACCTGAGTACCACTAATTGGATTTGCCTCCGGTGGAATAGGATATGTATAACCAATTTCATCATAACCATAACCCGATTTATTCTTATATGGTTTAAAATATTTTCCGTTTAATCTATCAGCATCTTTTTCTCCTACCGCTGCAATATATGCAGTAGTTTTTCCATCAAATTTTCCTAATATTTCTACGGGTCTATATGGATTTGAAACTCTAACAAATCTTGAAGAAGGAACTCCAAACATTTGAGTAGCTATCTGTTTTTTTTCTTTAAAAGTAAATGGAGATTTTTCTGAAGATGTATCGTTAGATGTAGCTATATAGACATTTGATTCACCAAACTTAGAAACTAATCTTTGATAAGCATCATGATGTCCTCTGTGGAATGGTTGAAAACGACCAGCATATATTACTACTGTTTTTTTAACTTCTGGTTTATTCACTTCTTTTATTAAATTCATAACTATAAATATCTTAAATGCTTTAGTTTTAGCTTTTTAGTAACTTTTTTAACCAAACATAACGAAAATTTTTGTAATTTCCAATTAAAGTTTTACATTTATCATCCAGGCATTGTCCGTATATAACTCTTTTGAAACCAATTCATACTTAATTTGATTGATTCCATCTTTTTTATAATTAATTTTACCTTCTTGCATTTCTTTAACAAATCTTTTTTCGTTTTTAGCGGTTGTTTCTCCCTTAGCCCATCTACCTTCTACAAATCCTTCACTTGGGTGTGGTAACGAATAAAATCTACCATTTCTCCTATATGGTAGATTATTACTACTTACAATAAAGTTTTCCTTTGTTATAGATACATCATTTATTTCAGATAAAGTATTATCATTTAAATCAAATACTATATCTTTTTTGTTCTTTAAAAAATCTTCTATATTTTTCGGTAAAACTACTTCATTGTGCAATTTAATTCCCGCTATTTTTCCTTTTAAATATTTTGCTATTATAGGATTACAATCTGAACATGGATTTTTTCCAATAAAGATATCTTCTATATAATTTTTTAATTCACCAGTATATTCGTATGGAGAGTACTCGAGTGTTTGTGTTTTTGTGTTTTTTATTAAACTAGAATTACAATAAAAATATATTTTATTTTCGTTTGAATCTACCGATATTGTTATCCATGTCCATTCTTTAAACCCTCTTTTTATCCAAGAATATATTTGATTATCATCCTCTGTATATAATGTAGAACTTATTGCTCTTGAATTATTAAATCCTATAAAATATGATTTTTGTTTGTTCATTGCAAATATAGGATATTCAACAAATTGTTTATTATCTAAACCTATTAACCATTCTTTGTATTTATCTGTCTGTTCTTCAACATTACATAAAATAGATAATGTATGTGATTTTGACAAAAGTTCCGATATATTTTTATCCATTGGAATTTTTATATATGATGTTTCACCATTAAAATTAAAACAAGAAACATCATTATATTCCGAAAATAAATTATCTTCCGTTAACCCTTCAAAACGACATCTCCAAAAAAGGTCATCATCTTCCATACCCCAATCCCAATAATCATTTGAATAACCATTGGTTTTTTCAATATGCTCTTTGTTAAACAATACAACTCCTCCAAAATATTGTTCGTAATTTAATTTATATTTGTATTTTGAAACAGCCGTTGCAATATGAGTTGGATATTTTTCTGGATAAGAATAATCACAGCTATCATTTTCTGGTAACATATCTACATCGTGGAACGCAACATAATCACACCCATCTTCAAATGCGTGTTTTGCTGCAATGTTTTTCATTGTACCTCTATTAAATAATTTATCATCCGTTTGATGAGCAATATAAAATGAATGTGGTATTCCTTTTTTGTTTAAGAATTTTGTAAGATGTGGGACCAACATTTTAAGATGATATTCCCTATCTCTATAAGGAATACATATACCAAGCTTTTTTACCATAACTATTTTCCTTTTGGATACACATAAATTGTATCTCTTATAAGTATTTGTTTTTCCGTATATGGAACAAACACAGATGTATTTAAACATTTTATATCTAAAAAATGTCCAGAACGAGTAACAGGCATTTTAACATATTCAATATTATTTATTTCTATTTCATTTAAATAATAGTTTAATATTTTTATTTTATTTCCAATTTCTATTTGATTATATAAATCTATTACTCTTATTTCTGTTATAAGATCTTCTTCGTTTTTATATAATACATAAGAATCCGGATGAAACAGTATTCCATCAATTTTAAAATAATTTGGTTGTTTTAAAACTTTTGTAGAGTCTATAAACGCAATTTTATATATTTCTTCCGATGGGCAATATCCTGTTATAGAATTTATTTTTGGTTTTAAATCTATAATTTTTTTAATCAAATTTTCGTTATATTTTATATTTTCAAGTAAATTCATGATTATAATTCTTGTTTACCACCAGGTCCTACGTTGTGAACCAGTATATTATTTGCAAAATAAGTATCGTTTGTTTCAACACCCAATGTTATAAATTCATCCAATTCATCAACTCGTATCTTTTCTTCAATCATTTCCCACTCTCCATTTGCATTATACATCATATCACCGATAATGATATCTTCTGCCATTAAAAACTTATATTCATCATTTCTTCTGACAAATATAGGATGTTCAAAAGTTATTTTTAATTTATTGTTTATTATGTAATGGTAATGATAAACACCACTAATCACAAACTTTACAGCACTCATTGAATCAACATAATTAAATTGATTTGTTGTAAAAGTTTTCCATGCATCTTCTTCTTCGGAAAACCCATCTATTGAAATATTTTTTACTAAATCCCCTTCTACCAAATCTTCAACATTTTTTTCACTACCATCCCACATTAATATTTTTGTACCTTTTGCCAAACAAGTTGCTCCACAATCGCATCCTAAATTTGCAGATTTATATATTAAACATGCATCTCTTGCCGTTCCTGTACAATTGGTTTCAGATATAGCATATACTTCATAATACAATGGCGTATCACATGCAATTCCACCCATACTAACCGTATATGATTGATCAAAATTTCTAAGTCCTTGACTGATTGCCGATCCAACCACACCATAATCAAAAGAACATTCATACCAAGTAACATAATATTGATATGCGTTTGAAGAATTGGCACTTCCTGCTCTTGCAAAAGAATATGTTAATGTACTACAAAGTGGAGTATTTGATGATGTTGATGGAACCGCAATTCCACCCACTGCAGAAATTGCATTTACTCTTGTATAAGTTACGGTATTTGAGGTGGTTTTTAAAGTACCACCTGCATAAATTCTTGCTCTAACGTATATTGTACCAATTATACCAGTTATAGTTCTATCATAATTTGTATTAGCAGATATTGAAATAGGACCATGAACATCTGTCCACCCCGCACCATCCGGACTAGTTTGTATATATAAAGTATCTGCCGTATTAATAGTTCCAATGGCGGCTCTTACGGTTATACTACTACAATTTGTTGCGATTTGAGAAAGTGTTACCTGATTTACTTCTGGTGGCGTTTTCCATCTTAAATAATACTTTTTTTGATTTTGAGTATCGGTACTACTTTTTTGAGTTGTAACTGTTAATAGACCGGTTTGACCATATGATCCAGGCATTGAAAAGAAAAATATATACTTTCTGCCAGTAACTGATGTATATCTTACACTACTCTTACTAGAAGATGAAGTTCCCACCCAATAGTTGTATGGTGAACCAACAAAAATAGCATCTATTATATTATTTGCTCCCGAGCTATTTGATGTTACCATATAAGCTCCTGGAAATGAAGAATCTTCGGGTCCAGATACTGTTAAAAAATAAGAAGATACTCCTGCACTTATAGGAAATTCCGTTTCACTTCCAGCGCCTGGATCGGTTGTTGAAAATGTAAATTTATTTGGATAAGATGAATTTACAAAACTAAAAACATTAACACCTGCTGTAACTCTAACATCCGGAGTAGAATCTGTTCCAGAAAGAGTTAAAGAATAATCCCAGTCTCTGGTAGTTACTGAAGTAGAATTTGTATATAAAGTATTTCCCCAATCATCTTGAATTTTTGCTCTAAAATAGTATGTACCAAACGAACCTGGATCGTAACTACTTCCTGCCAAATCTGTCCAAGTTGAGTTATCAGAAGAACGTTGATATGTAATTACTAACCCATCTAAAGAAATATCACATGCCCCATCATCACCCTTTATATTACTACTCCAATTACCACCACCTATACTACCTATATTTGTACTACCAACACCATCTGCAGTAGCTGTAAATGTATAACCAGCATTGAATGTCGTAGCCCTTCTTCCCCTTATTACAACACCTATACTTGTTGAATTGGCATTACCAGCATAAACAAATTTATAAAATGGTTCTGGAAATGTTGTATATTGTACTACATTATATTCTGCTCCATAATAATTCTTTGTAGTACCTGATATATTTCTATTAGATGTATAAGCGAAATCTTTTTCAAAATATTTCCTACAATAAGTTGAATCACCATATGTTATACCAAAACTATTTCCAGAAAAAAATCCAAGTGAAGTATTTTCATCATCAACTTGGGTTAAAAGGTCAGATGGAAACGATGGCCAGTCCGAATCATTTAAATAAGCGTGAAATGTTCCACTAAATGATTCAGCGTATGGTGGCCCTCCAGTAAAAAATGTGGTTCTTAATACAAAAGATATACCTCTTCTTGCATATCCTGATACAAATCCACTATGTTTGGTAGTTGTAATACTTCCAGGTTGTCTGTAAACTGTTATATTTTGATCTAAAGTATGAGTGTAGTATTTAGATGCATCAATATTATATCTTAGTGTAATGTTTTGAGTTCTACTACCAACTGCATCCGGATCACAATTTGATCTATAAAAATCAACGGCATCAAAAGAAAAACTACCAGCCGTATCTGATATTTGTGCATCACTTCTGGATTGCTGAGTTAATGTTGTTCCGTTTGGTAAAGTTGGAGTCCAAGTAGCAGATATTAAATTAAAGTTTCCGCTACTTCTACTGACTGTTAAAGTTAAAGATTCTGCCTGTTGTAATGTTGGAGATGCAGTAGGACTAACCGATGTACTATATCCATAACTTTGATTTGGATATCCATATACCAATACCGAAGTTTCGTTAAAATCAGATTCTCTATATGTACCACCAGACGCTTTTACTCTATAATACCAAGTTTGATTTGCAGTTGGTGCAGTATAATTATCAGAACTTATAAAAGTTCCTCCACTATATACATTTGTATAACCAGTACCATCATTATATTGAAAACTTCCTAATGTAAAATCCGTACTAATCGTTCTAGAAATGAAATTATAAGTATTGTTATATGGATTTCCGTTTGACCATTCAACAGATAACCCAATTTGACTAGCAAGTATTTTATAACGAACCGTAAAGTTATCAGTTAAAACATAACCATTACCATCTGTTATTGTAGCGGTATGTGTTGAAGTTCCATCGTTTACGGAAGTACATGGATTGTTTACAGTTATTGTTATTACACCGGCCGATGTTCTTGCTCCGGAAGCAGTTACCGTACTATCTGTTGTTGTTGAAGATACACTTGTTACGGAAAAACTATTATCGTTTGATCCACCGATTGTGACCGTTCCAGTAAATGTTCTATTTGCACCTGTTAAAATATAATCTTGATCGGCAATTGTTAAAACACCTTTTTGTGGTATTAATATATCTCCGGTTTCTGTATATCCTGATAGGTATTCATTTGAACCATCTGCCAAAGCTCTTCTTGCTCTAACTCTTGCTTTTGCATATTGAGCAATTGTTGTTTTTCCTGCAATAGAAACAGAAGGTGTTGTACTTGTTCCGTTTGAAACCAAAGAAGTCCATGCACCATAAGAACCACCACTATCTTTTAATGCATAATCTATATCATATCGTAGTCTGGCCGCACCTGCAGCTGCAGTTAGTGCTGTAACATTTACAAGAAAAGTTTCACTAAATGCACTATATGTTGCACTTATTGAAGGAGAAACCATTGCAACTGTTATAGAAGTAATTGCATGATTTCTTATACTAGTATTACTACTATTTGTAATATTAACTCTAGCCGATTGTGCACCTAATGTATTGTAATAAAGTGATAAATTTTGAGTTGTTCCGGTAGATATACTTGCTCCAGTTACAACCCATGCGTAATCAATTGCAACTGCATCAACATTATACGACACTGTTGAATTTACAGAATATGCAACATACGGTTCTGCAGAAGTAGTTGTACTAATAGATACTGCTATTGGCCTTCTAAAAGTAGTTGGTGTATTTGTTGCAGTATCAAACGGAACTGCCGAATCTTTAACTTGTATTAAATATGCATCATCTGTTGTTGTACTTGCGTTATTGAATGTAGAAGTATTTGCATCTGCTGATCCATAACCTGCTCCATTGAAATCATAATAGTATGGAGATATACCTCCTGCTACATTTACTGTAAATCCAACCGAACCCGTTGTGTAATTATATGTACCCGCTCCTGTAAAAGATGGAGAAAGTACCACAGAAGTTATAGTTAAGTCAATCGCATTTACAAAAACTGTTTTTGAATCGTTTGCTTGTTTATTTGATGAGTTTATTCTTAATTCTAATCTTAAAGTATTTGTAGAATTTGGAATTATATATGTATTTGAATTATCTACATAAAAATCAGGAACATCTGATACATTTCCATTAATAGTAGATGTATTTGTTCCAGTATATGAACCATTAACCCAAATTTTTACATATCCAGTTTCACCTGGTTGCATTCCAGTAATTGTGTAAGTAAAATCTAATCTCTTACCGGATTGAGGATTTGTATTAGCAGGAGATGTTAATGTATTTATTGTAATAACAGGAATTTTTCCTTCAAATTCTATAAACTCATACTGATCACCATATAGTCTTGCACCAGTTCCAGTTAATGTTCCAGGTGTGTTTGGTAAATCTCTAATACCACTAACTGATCCGGTTAAAAATTGAGTAGCAACATATGAACCACTTACGGTAGTAGTTGCAGTATTTAAACCGGCTGATGAACCTAAATCACCTATTCTAATATTACTTGCCATTAGATAAAACCTTTTTTAAAGTATTTACTTCTTTCTTTAAATTTTGAATTTGTTTAACCATTACAGGAATTAATTCATTGTAATTTATAGTTAAATACTCTCCCATAATTCTTCCTTCAGTTAAGTGTGGGTATATTTTTTCAACATCCTGGGCTATAAATCCATAATGTTTTTTATTATCATTATCAGTATTCCAATTATATGTTACTGGTTCTAATTTATCCATATCTTCTATCTCAGATTCATCAATTTTTTCTATATTCTTTTTTAATCGTAGATCAGAACCCAATGATGTTGAAAATCCCGCAATATCTCCCTTTACATGCAATTCACCATAGTGTGAAAAATATCCAGATGACTTAATATTTGCATTCGCAGCGGTTGGTGAGCTAATATCTTCAACTTTAAAAAAGTTACCAGTAGCATCTTGAGCATTATTAAATAAAGCTTGAAACCCTCTTTCCGATATTTCTACTTGTTTTGTTAAACTATTTGCAGTTAGTGATAATCCTTTTGCATAATAAGTAGTTGATGATGGTGAGAATCCATCAACTCCAATACTTTCTGCCCATATAACATAATTACCAGGTATATAATCCGCCCCATTTAAATAAAAAGAATCATAGTAATCAACATGCCATCTTGTTTTCCTATAATTTGCGGTAAGTCCATTTGTTTTTGTTGTATTAATGACTAATGGATTCGTAGTTTTTCCCAATGTTATAAATTGAAATGTAGTATCTGCAAATTCTTCTTGAGTACTGGTCGTAGATGGTGATACTGTCCTTGTAACTGATCCTATTGTTGTTCCTCCGTATGATAGTGTACTTACAATTGATGCTGTACCTGTAACCGAATCAAACGATGTATATAAATCAATATATTGTCCACTCAAGTCTTGAAGGCTTCCATATGATGTTCCTTTTATGGCATTAAAATACGCAATAAAATCAGTAACAGGATTACCAGACCCAGCTCCAATCCATCCTAAACTAATATTAGAATAATTATTTAAATAAGTAGTTGGGTTTTGAGATAAATTAAATTTTACATAATATGCCATATATTGAGCAGCTTGATCTGGACCAGAAAATGTCCCCGCGGTTGCAAGATATGTTGTTTCCAGCGTAGGAGCATTATTCCATGTCAAATCAATTCTATATTTAACTGATGCATTTATAGAATATGTTGAAGATGTGGAAAGGCTTGGTGACATATTTGCAGAAGTAGTAGAAAGTACTGCAACATTTGTACTAGATCCGGTTAGATATAAGTTTTGTGGTGTTGATGTTCCTATATTAAAATAACTCTGAGCAGTAGTTGCGGTTATTTCACTTCCCGCACCTGGTACAGAAGATAATAATGCTCCAGGATGTATAAGTACACGATTACCAGCAAAAGTACTTTCACCGGTTATTTGTATATAATTATCCGCACCAGTACCTCCCGCATACAATGTTACTTTATCTTTAGAAATACTATTTTGACCTATTACCCATCCACCGATAGTTCCTTGAGTTGTATTTATTGAACCAGAAATAGTTGCACTAGTGGCTGTCAAGTTACCAGCAGTATCTACTCTAAATGGAGCAGAATTAAATGATGTATTTCCAGCGTGAAATCCAGCTGTTGATAATACTGCCTGAGCAGCTGTTGATAAATTACCGGCTATTATTCTTGCCTGACCACCATCTAATATTACACCACTTCCGGTAGTACCACCAATTAATCTTGCATTTGAAATTTCAAAACCACCAATTGAACCCGTCTGAGCTGTCAATGTGGTTGCGGCAATCGTCCCCTGAACCTCAACAGAATTAACAGCAGATGGATCATATTTAAAATAATTACTACCACTTGCAAAACTTACTTTTGGAACAAATCCACTTCCACTAATTCCTAGCCAAATACCGTTACTTCCATATGTTTGAGTTGGTTGTCCAATTGAAACAAATGGTTTATTTGTACCACCTGCCAAAGTTATATTAGCAGCACTTCCTGCAGAATTTGTTCCTACATTTAGTGTATTTTTTACATACGATTCATCAAAAATTGCAATCTTGGCTGCAACAAAAAAATCTTGAGTTCCTAAATATTCCCAATATGTATTACTGGCACCATCAGTTGGCGCGTTTCCAGTTGTTTCTTGTAATGTTGCATAATATTTTGTAATACCACCTGAACTTTGATAAACTGCATCTCTTCTTGATGAACCAGCCACAGTTGTGTAATAATAAGTAGTTCCTGCTGCATATTCACCTCTAAGTACAATTCCAGGACCCGTTGCTCCCGTTGCACCATTTGTACCATCCGATGCAACATTTACATTATGTGTTTTAAAAAAAGTTGTTTGAGTTCCTTCCGAATCCGTATAAGAACCTGTTATACTGACTATCAATCCACTTGTAGATGATGGTGTACTCGGTGTTATGGTTACGAAAGTTTCTCCTTCTGATAAAGCAGTAGTTCCATTTGTTACTGAACTTATTCTAAAAGAAGGAACATTGTATGGCGATACACTATCATATATGTATGCACTCCCACCTTCATTTACAGATAATTTAAAAGTAGATGGTGTCCCATAAACATTTGATGTATTCTTTGTTACTGTCTGACCATCTTTTTCAATTGATACAACTACTGCAGGAGGAGCGGCCAATGCTTTTGAAACGGTTGCTATTACCGTTTTTGTTCCAGATGTTCCTTCACTATCTGTATAATTTACTGGTATTGTTACTTGTGCATTTGAACCCGTTATATCCGATGCGGTTGAACTAAGTGTTATAGTATTAGTTGAAACAGAACCTGCTAATCCATTTGTGTAAATTGGAGTTCCTATTGAAGTAAATCTACTAGTACCCGCTTCCAATGCTGTTACTGTCAATGCAATTGGAGTTGCGGATCCGCTTGTTTTTGAATTTGCATTTATTGTTTGAGCAGCAGGTGATACAGCAACTAATACATTTGGTGTACCCGCTTTTGCTTTTGAATAAGTTACCAATTTAGTAAATACACTATCACTACCTCTACCATCTCTATACGTTACCTTTAAATTAATGCTTCCACTATTATCCGATAAGCCAGTTATTGAATAATTGTTGTTTGTAAGTACAGCTGTTACATTTGAAGATGATGATATACTTGCACTAAATTTATTATTTCCAATTGTAGATGCATATGAAATATCTTCACTACCAACCTTAACCGAAATAGAACCACTACTTGCTAAAAATCCACCAAAAACAGTTCCACCCGAATAAGCAGGGAATGTTGTATTTTCATTTGATACATTTACCGCTATTTGTGATTCTGCTATGACAGGTGTAATGGTTATAGAATCATTATATACTGCAGCGTTTAAATCGGAAGCAGTAAATGTATAAGTAGTTGCACTTGCCGAATATGGGTAATCACTACCATTTATACTATATGATTGTACACCGGTTGTCCCATTGTTAGAACCAACCGTCAATGCTGGTTTACCACTACCGCTTGTTACCGTTATAACATTTGTAGTACTTCCTAAATTATTTCTTTTTACATCTATTGTAATTGCTTGTCCAGAAGGAGATAAACTTAAATCGGTCATTTTATAGAAAAACTGATTTGCGTTTGATACTGCATTTAAATTTTTACTTTTATCTCCCTTTAAAACACCTTCCAATTGAACCGAAGAAGAATATCCACCTTTTGTAAAAACATAAGTTCCTTTATGTACGAATTGATTTGGAGTATCATATGACCAAGATGCAACATTTGTACCAAGCATTGCAACATCATTTTGGTCATCACCACTAAAAACACGATAAACCGATTCAGTTGTTTGTCCGACATATGTTGTAGATAATAAAGCTAATCTTGGCAAGTATGAACCGGATGCTATTGAAATACTTCCAGAAATTATATTATTTGTTAATTTTATATCAATTACATCGTTAAGTTGTGCAGGAACATTTCTATCATCTGGATCGTAAACAAATTGATTTTTATTAGCTACTGCTATAAAGTTTTGACCATCAATTCCATCTGCACCCACGGCCCCTTGGTCAACTCTATAAATATTTACCAAATCTCTTTGATCCTCACAGGATGCTGTATATTGTACCCTACTTATTTTTGATGAAGTAATTGAACCTGTAAAATTAGAAACTAAAAGAGTTGCCGATGTTTCTGTAACATTTGTCAATAATCCAGGATAAAAAGATTCTGCAGCATATACCGATGGGTTTATGTAATCTCCGTTTGCATCAAATGCCGATGAGTAAAAGGTAACTGATCCAGTTAAACCTATTTTTGAAATATCAAAATTTATTGAAGATACTCCTATTGTTTCTCCTGAACCTGAAAAACTAAAAAGTGTATTATCCGGAGTAACTGTAAGTGCTTTTCTAACCACACTATCGGTTCCACCGGTAAATGTTATTTCTTTTTCTAATGTAACTGGTACATAGTTATTATTTATATCATAAAATTCAAAACGAAAATCATATGTATCGTTATTTACTTTTGTAGGTACGTTTACATTAAGAGTAACTTCATTTGGAGAAAAATTAGTTTCCTGAGAAGCTCTTAAACTTATATTTGATAAATACCAATCTCCTTGATGTATATTAAAAAATATCTGTCCTTGCCCATCACTATCTGGTTTAAAATTAATTTGTTGTTTATCAAATCTTCTAAAAGATTCACTTACATTAAACTCTCCTAAAAGTTTTCCAAAACCAAGATTACTATCGGTTTCTGCAAATGCCGGTCCAACCGCAAATACATTTAGTTTTCCGTATCCAAATGAAGAAGATTGTAATAATAAATTAAAATCTAATTGATATTCTGAATTACTTAAAAAGTCAATATCTTCGTAGTTATAAAAAACTCTTTGAGGCTGTTGAGTTGTGTTTAATATATTTTCATCTTGCAATCTTACAGATGATGCTAAAACTGAATTATTTTGCGATGGAGTGTAGTATGTATTTTCCTCATGTTTTTTATATTTCCAAAAATCATCTATTATTTTTTGAGATGAAAATTGACCGATTCTAACATTCACACTTCCACTATATGCATCGGTTTGAAATAATTCGTTTGATTCTAATTGAACATCTTCTAATAAAGTATAATTACCAATATCAGATTTTCTTTTTCCAAATATTTTCAAACGATTTACATCACCACTAAATGTTTCTAAATTTGTTATTTTTATTTTAGCATATGAAGAACTTATAGCAGAGTTTGTTAACGTTACACTTTCATTATATGGTAAACTAAACGATGCTGAAACAAAATCTGTTACATATTGTACTGCGTTTGTAGCATTTGAAGATGTTTCATAATATGGTGAAGTTGCTAATGCTTTTTTTGAATTAACAACATCTTTTATTATTGTGGAATATGATTGATTTAATCCAGTAACTGTAATTGTTTCTCCTTCCATTGATGAAGAAAAATTACTACCACTAATTCTTAATTCGTATATCGTGTCTCCTTTAAATGTTCTAAAGTTTGAACCAGATACCGGCTGTACTGATACGCCATCAACACTACCACTTATAGTTACTCTATTTACATTTCTATTATAAATTGGTAAAATTGTTTCTGTTATATCTACCGCTGGTCTACGATAAAAACGTATCTTTGTTGTATTGGCAATAAGAGGATTTACATTTACTACTTTTTGCCATCTAACGTTATATTGGTTTTCCCAATTGGATGGAATTGGTGTTAATAGACCATTTGCATCTTCATATTCTTTTAATTCTCCTAATATTGTAATTGTACAAGGACCAAAAGCTGTATCAGGATATATGTAAACTGCAACAACTTTAGAAGTTCCCTCATAGTATTCCGGAATACCTTCACCTGGTTCATGATAAATTACATTTCCTTGTGCATCTTTTATTTCTATTTTTATAAGAGTATCTGCAACAAGCTCTTCCGAACCCTGAATTAAAAATGAATTTTTACCACCAGAAAAAGTTCCAGGAAGTTCTGTAATTCCAAAGTACCTACTATTAGGATCAGTATCTTCTAAAAATATATTGTACCTTTCTAAATTTTCAGGAAATAAAGTTTTTTTAAGGATGGCCATTAAATCTTTTTACATAAATATTCTCAAAAAAATAAACTTCACATATTTATATAAAGAAAACTAATATACTCTATATTAAACTAAAGAAAACTAAAAAGTTATGAAATACGCAATGTTACAAATCAAAAAAGAAACCCATGAACTTCTCAAAAATTATTGTGAAGAACACGGGTTTAAAATGGGAAGTTTAGTTGAAAATCTAATCAAAAAACACATCGGTGTTTCAAAACCTCAATCAGGTGTGTTGAAGGCTGATAAAGTTACGATTAGAAATCAATCTTACTAAATCCATTTTCTTTTTTAATTTCAATCAATCCGTCTACGATATCTCTCATTTGTTCTAAGTGAGATATTACCCATATAAAATCAAATTGAGTTTTAAGATATTGCATCATCATAAATAGAGATGATAAATTGTCGGCATCTAATGTACCAAATCCTTCATCTACTACTAAGAAATTTGGACGAGGTAAATTACATACATTGATAAGTGCAACTCTGATTGCAAGTCCACTAACAAATTTTTCCATACCACTACACATTTCAAGTGGCCACTCCTGGTCTTCGTAAACAATCTTTGCGTTGATTGATTTACCATCCATTTCCATTGTAACACCAAAATCTACAACCTGTGCAAGAATGTTATTTACTTCGTTTTCAATAACAGGTAACGCTTTTGAAATCAATTCGTATGGAATACCATCACGCTTCACCGCATCTAAATAATAAGTGTACAGGCGGTTCTTTTCTTCTAATTCCTTAACTTCATTCATCTTTTGTTTTATACCCTCTATAAACGAAGATAATGAAGAAATAGAACCATTTACGGAAGTTATATCCCTATTAATTTGTTTAATTCTTTTTTCAACTTCTAACTTTAAGGTTTCTTTCTGTTTAATTTGTTTTTCTAATTCCTTATTGGCCTCAATTGTATCTTCGTTTTCATAATATTTTTCAATATCATCTTCAATATTATCTAATTGAGTTTGTAATAACTCTCCCTTAGTATCTAATCCATTTAATTCCGCTTCTGTTTTTTCTAATATAACCTTTCCTTTAGAATATTTTGCTTTTAATTCATTCCATTCATTATATTGGGTTTCTACACCTTGTAATATTTGTAAAGTTGTTAATATAGAATTTACATCATCTAAAAGGTGGTCAGAGTTTGTTTGCAATTCTTCTAAGTCGGATTTTGCTTTCATTGCATCCTTTACAAACTCATTATCACAACAAAACTTACAATTCGGGTCGTATTGATGATTATCCAAATGTTTAATCTTTTCTTCTGCAACTTCTAATTGTTGTTTTGCTTTTTGATAAACCTTCTCTGCTTCTACTAAATCTTTTGATTGTTTTACAAAATCATTGTGAGCAATTTCTATATCAATCTCAGTACCATCTATTGTAAATTTAGATTTTTCGGATATTGATTGCGAAACTTCCGTAAGAAGAGTTTTATATTCTTCAATCTTACCCTCTTTTATTTCATAATCACTATCTAAATTACTAATTTGCTTTTTAACATCTTCTCTCTTTTCTTCCAAGACTTTTAAATCTAATTTAGAATCAATTGGTGCAAGTTCTCTTGTCAATTCTAATATTTCACTATCAATTCCATCTTTAATTTTTACTTCATTATCTAAATCGGATTGCAATTCTTTTAATTCACTTTTTTTATCTTTTATTTCAATTCCTTTCTCTGCTAATTCCGAAGTAAAATCTGTTTTCTTAAAATTTTTAATAAGAACACTTACTTCTCTAATATCTTCTAAAGCAGTATCATATAACTTATCAAAAACGTTCAATCCCATAAACTGAGCAAGTAAGTCTTTTCTTTCTGATTGCGATTTATCAATGAATATAGAGTTGTTACCCTGTAAAGATAATGCTGTTAATACAAAATCTTCATACTTACCAACATATTGTTCAATTACTGCATTTGTATCTCTACGCTCCGTTCCATTTAGTGAGGTTTTTTCATCCCCATCCATTCTATAAAAATCAACATCAACTTTTACATTTTTACCTTTATTAATTGTTTTTGCAGTTCTTAGAATATGATAATCAATTCCTTCAATTTGGAAATGTAAATGACAGGTAAAATCGGTTTTACGATTGTTTAAGATATTTGCCGCTTTAAATGCTCTACTACTCTTATCATATAAACAAAATGATATTGCATCAAATATAGATGACTTACCTTGTGCATTTGGTGCAAATAATCCCATTAAACCATTTAACTTATTGAAATCTATTTTATTGTTTTCTCCATAACTAAACATATTTGAAAACTCAAAACGAATTGGTTTCCATTGTATATTTCTTAATATTTCTTCATGAGTAATTCTACTATTAATATCTCTATTTATTTTTTCTAAACCTGCTAAATCTTCTGGAGTTGTAAATGGCATCATTCTTTCCACATATTCATTTATTAATGAATTTTGATAATTAATATCCGCAACATCTTCAAAATCTAATCTGTTTAATCTATTTCCTGTCTTTAATTTGGAAAGAGAATCCGTTCTAATAATTGTAAAGTCATCAACGCCATACCTCATTTTAATTTCAGTCATTACCTTTTTAGTATCGGCGGTATCGGTATTTGATAATCTTACTCTTAATCGAGGATATTTTGGCATATCATTTACAATTGGAACATTTCCGTTATCAATATCCAATGTATAATATCCATAATCATTTTGAATATCAATTTCTTCATAAGTCATTGTATCTAAATCCCACGCCAAAAATCCATGTTTATCAAGAGTTTCACCAAAGTTTTGCTGAACTAATGAACCGGCGTAAACTACCTTACAACCTTTTGGTGAAATCATCTCTTGTCTTTTATGAATATCACCTAATAGAGCCAAATCAAATCCATCAAATATATCTGTTGTAAAATGTCTACTACTTACCACATATCCTATATCGGTCATTGAGTTATCAACAGGTCCGTGAAACAACGCAATCTTTTTGTTACCAAATAATTTATCAGCAGTAATCCAATTGTCTTTGTTATCTAAAATACTGAATACTGAAAAATCAACTCCCCCAATTGAATAAACCTGTGTATCTCTTAAATAATAAAAGTTTTCTAATTCCAATGCGTCTACAATCGGAGTAAGAACGTCCATTCTATCCATATTGTTCATATTACAATCGTGATTTCCGGTAATAAGAATTGTAGGACAAGTTTTTGCACACTCTTTAAATAACCAACTAATTTCGTTGACTAATTCTGGAGACATTTCTAATTTAGCGTGGGCAATATCACCTGCTAAATAAATAATTGCATCATCCGTTCCTCTTTTACGGATTTCTTCAAACATCTTTGTAAATACTTCTCTATATTCTTTATGTCTTTTAACATTACGAATATGAACGTCTGCGATGTGATAAATTCTTTTTAATTTCATAATTGATTTATTTTCATCAATAGTAATTCCTCACTATTGAATTCTTTAGTTTTCTTTAGTTCTTCATAAAAGTTTTCATAACCCATATCTGCTGCATCTTTATCTTTTAGATACATCATTTTTACATTTATTCCATTCTTACGAAAATATTCTGCTGCTTTTAATGCTTCGGTCATTGCATCGTTATCTAATGAAATAATGATGTCGTTTACACCACTCATAAAGATTTTCTCAACTAATTGTTTAGATGGAAACTTACCTAAAAGTGGGATAGCATTTCTTTTAATTGTTATAGCATCAAACACACCCTCGCAAAGTATAATCGGTTCTTTCCAATTAACTTGCGATTCAAAACAAATTACATTTTTACTGATTGGTGGGTTTTTGTATTTCATCTTCTCATCTCTATAATAAGAACGAGAAACAAAATAATTTAATGAACCATCTGAATTATATGAAGGTATTATTACTCTACGAGCGTATAATCCTTCTGTACAATATCCAATATTGTATTTTATAATATCCTTTTCAGTTATCCCTCTTTCAGTAAGATAGTGTATAGCGTGTTTATATTCAGGATCAAACCCTTTAGGAACTTCATTAAGGGGTTTAAATTCTTTTGGAAGGGAAATGAACACCTTTGTTCCTTCATCTTCATTTTGGGGATTATAATTAGAATCACCGTATATCTCTCTAATTAGAGAAATAGTTTTACGGTCTACATCTAATTTCTTTAATAGAGAAGTTAATTTCTTACCACCACTATTACACGTCCAACAATGCCATTTTTGAGTTTCGGTGTTTACCTGTAATTTTTGTTTGTGGTGATTACAAAAAGGACAATAAAATGCCAATTCGTTACCCTTTAATACGGAATAACTACCCAACGTATTAGACAACGTGGATATTACGATATTTTTATCAGTTTGCTTCAACACAACTGTAATATACAACAAATATTTGATATTACCAAATATTTACATAAGTATTTTACTCAGAAAACCAAGAATCTGGTATTTCCTTATCCGCATACTTAAATCCGTGTTTATCACACCAATCAGCGTAAGTTGTTTTGGATTTTTTATTGATTTTATTCTTAGAATTAGAAAATACGAATCGTATATCTAAATTAGGATTTTGCTCCTTTACTAATAGGTGTTTTTTCCTATCCGCAAGAACAAACCTACCCTTTGTTTCTACCCTAATGCCATTTGGTAACTTAAAATCAGGATTATAAGTGTGTTCAGAAGCAGGTATAGTATAAGCCACTTTTTCCGACTCATATTGAACTTCAATTCCCCTACCTGCGATTTGATTGGAAATATTTTCTTCAAGACCTGACTTAAATCCATACTTTTTTGCAACCCATTTAGGATTGTTCTTTTTTGTAACTTTTTTCTTAGCCATTAAGTTTATTTCTTAAGTGTATCTGAGTATTTTTTCTCATTAATTTCACCACCTCTTCCTGTTTTGAATTTAGCTGCAGTTAATACTTGCTCATCCGCTTTTTTCAAATCGTTAGTAGTATATGGTGTTTTTGCATTTACACCTGCATCAAATCCAATTTTATCAACACCTAGTGCTGATTGTTGTGCTTTGTATGTTTCTAATATTTTAGACATATCTTTTGTTTTAGTATAAATATAAATTATGTATCAAAACGAACAATAAAATTAACAGTCAGATCATTTTCAGATTTAATTGGTTGTGGCAATTTTGCTACTGCCAATAAATCACAATTATCGTCATACAATCCAATTGTTGTAATAAATGGTGATAAGAATGAACCAGTAGAATCTACTGATGAGCTCATTTCCCAATGTTCAAATCCACCACTAATTGCAGAATTTACCGAAGAACCAAATCTATAATCTATAACTGCACCGGTTTCTGTTGTTGATTTTTTACGAATATACTTTGCAGGTTGAGTAGTATATATTTTTTGAACTCTATTATCACCATCTACATATGTTTCGGTTTCTCCACCAATTGTAACAACCGCCGTAGGATTTGTTGATACGTTGAATTCATCTTGTTCACATATTAATAAATATTCGTGCTCATATATGGTTTCGGTAGATTTATATTGAACATCCCAGCTACCAGTTAATTTTGAATTTGAACCACTTGTTATAACAATTAACCCATGATTATAAAATACATTTCCAATTCTTTGAGTACTACCACTCAAAATCAAGTTACTATATTTATCATCTATATATTTTGTACCTGCATCATCTAATAAAACCGATCCTTTTTTTATACTATCTCCTATGCATATTTGGGGAATTGATATTACTTTTGCTGAACCACTTAAAAATCTTTCAGGGTTAGTGGTATCATATACATTTGTTTTACTTCCTAATCTATAAAAAGGATCATCTTCTTTTCCGTTGTAAAATTGTGCTCTAAGTTGTCCAAAAACAGAATATTTGTTGTATACTGAACCACTTAATATTCCTGTACTAATTGTGTTTGTATCATTTGATGTATAATTTCCATCAACTGCTTCCAGAAGAGTTACTCCTGCAGAAGTTTTATCCCATTCTTTATACGCTTTGAATGGACGTATACTAATATCTGACTTAGGTATTCTTTTTAACATATCGTATATAAATATCTCTTAAAGTAAAAACCCAACCTTGTGGGGTTGGGTTAATTTATTTTTAATATTCTCCGATTAGAAATCTAATTTTACTTTGATTGCAATTTCTTTATCAAATGATTTTTCAATTGGTTTAGAAGTTTTTGCAACTGCTAATAATTCATTTGCATCATCATATAAACCTACTGTTGTAATGTAAACTTTAGGGTCTCTTTCAAATGTTGATTGAACGAATTGCCCAACTGAACCTGTTACGAATGTTGGATTATTTGAGAAGTTAAATTCTCTATTGTTTGCTCTTACGAAATAATGTGAAGTAGAAACGTTTTCAGTTCTTCTTGCTTGGAAATCAGCACCTAAGTTAATTGATTTGAATAAATTAATTGAACCAGTTAAATTATGATAAACACTGGTAGCTGAGGTAGTTGCTCCTGCTAAATTACCACCAACAGATGCACTAATTGCAGATGGGTTTAATAAAATAACTCCCATATCAGGATAGAATAAACCATATCCTTGTCCGTTTGATGCAGTGTATGTGCTTATTGAAGATGTTAAAGCAGAACCAATGTTTAAAGAACCACTAACGATGTTATAAACTCTACCCGCAGTTGTTACATTTTCATCTGTTCCACCACTATCATCAATTAACGTAATTAAACCAACTGAACCAGAAAGTTTCAATGAAATATTACCTGGATCCAATCTTTCTTTGTATCTTGCTCTATTGATATTAATAGCGTAGAAATTAGTTAAATCATGTCCACCTGCAGTTGAACCACTATATACACTAAAATAAGGGTCTGCAGAATCTAACAATACGTTTCTGAATTGATTATAAACCGCTTTAGTTGGCATCGTAGATGAATCATCTTGAGTTAATGTTGGTGCACCATATCCGTTTACATCACCATATGCGATTGAGAATTGAACCTCTGCTGTATCCGATGATGGTGTTGCGTTGTAAACATCAATATAGTATTTACCACTTGCATCTGCAATTTGTGTTGAAGATGTGTACGCTACGGTTAATGAACCGGTATCACCACTCCAAATACCAGAAGTTACTATTTCTGTTTTGTTTGTTACTTTATCAATTGCACCAAATTTTTTGTAAATACCATTTGAAATAGTATTTGTATCTGCACTAATTTGTTCTCCTTGTCCTAAAAATTGGTTTACGATTCTAACTAATTCGTTAGTATCTACTGGAGTACCTGTTGTGTTTGCAGCTGTCGCTAAGTATTGTGATAAGTTACTTGCTAAAAGGGCTCCTCTATTGTCTCTTATTAATGCCATAGTATTTTATTATTGAACGTAAGTTACGGTTACTGGAATAGTTTGTGAACCACCCGTTTCATTACCATAAACTGTGATTGTTGTTCTGATAGTTGAAGTTAATGAACGGTTAGGAATAAATTTGAAAGATAAACCTTTAGCGATTGCTGCTGTTGCAGATACATCATCACCAACAAATACTGGTACTGAACCAACATCTGATGTTACTCCTTCTCCTACAATATCACCTGCATTTTTATTTGCCAATAGAATAGTATAACCTAAACTTCTATTACCTGCTGGAGATGTAGTTGGAGATAATGCAACTTCACCACTTCTTTGATTAACTGAAATGTTAGGAACACCAAATTCAACAACAGGAATTCTAGTTGTGCTTTTTGGTAATGTTACTAACTTATATTTCATCACCTGAGTTTCATCAGGATTAGCTTCTAATACTGGCATATTTTTAATTGCCGCATCATAATAAGCTGAACCCAATGGGTGAGCTGGTTCGTATAAACTGTAATCAATCTCATCATCTGCTAAAGCAAATTGAGTGATGTTAATTCCTCCACCTGCTGCTAATTTTTCTCTACCCTTTTTGGTAAGAATAGCATCAACTGTTAATTCAGTGTTACTTAAATATCCCATAGTATTGTATTAATCGTTTGATATAAATATAAATATTTTAAAATTCCGTTATTCTACTTCCAAAATTGGTTCACTTGCATCTCTACCTGCTTTATTTACTCTTAGAGTATTAGGGTTAGTAGTAAATACTTCAACAGGAGGTGTACCATCTAATGTAGTAGCTGCTGTATTTTTTGAACCTCTAAAGAAAGAATTTTCTAATCCTCTTGTTAAATCGGAAGTTTTTCTATAATGAGTTGGTAAGTATCCACTTAAAGGTGTTACACTAACTATACTACCCGTTCCTGCGTTTATTGTTTTTGAACCGGAAAATGGTTGAATATTCAAATAAGTTTCATAATATACAGAAGAAGTTAATTCTAATCCTCCTCTTTCATCTCCCTTACCACCAACTACAACTTTATACTTAACAATATCTCTTTGTTTTTGTTCTTTAATTAAATCAACTTTAATTCTTTCTTTTTTAGTAATACCATCCGCATCAATATATGTTCTAATAGCATATCCATTTTGTCCATAAATACCAAAACCTACGGTTTCATATGGTGTTTGTCCAACTACTAAATTTGAATTAATAATATCAATTTCACTAAGAATAGTTGTGGCATCTAATCCCGCATCTATTGAAGCTGTTTTTTGATAATAATCAGAAGTAGCTAATGTTGTTGAGTTACACCCTATATTTGTTTCATATTGATAAGAATCTGATACTATTTTATCAATTGAAGCCGTATAAATTATTCCATCATATTGGTTGTTTTCTCCAAAAATATTTTCACTCAAATTTGCATCTATAAAAGCTTCTCTTTGAGAGTTTTCAGATAAAACAAATGTAGTTTCATCATAATGTATATCAACATTATACTGTTCATTCTCACCAGTAGGTTTATTTTTTGCTATTTTACTTCTTTCTAAGAAATGTGGTTCAATTAGTAAACCGGTAGTTGCTTTAACCCTTGCCGGCAACATCTTCTTGATATCATCAAACATTGATTTCTCGTAAAGTTTGATTAAATTGATGTATTGGTAGATATCTCTTCCATCAAATCTTTGGAAATAATAGTGTCTTAAATCATCTAAACGTTTGTAAGTATCTTTGTATCTATCAGCTGGGTCACCAATATAATTATCTAAATTTAATCCACCTAAAGATTTAGCAATATCAATATTTAATTCTTTTGTAGGTGAGAAAAATAAACCAACTCTGTTTGAATCGGTAGGAGATTGGTCAAATGCTTTTTTAGTTGCTCTACTTTTTACAGATAAATCAACACCATTACTTCCTGATATTTCTTGTCCATTTAAAGTATATTGTGTTTCAAAACGAACTTTATTTGTTGAATATCTAGATGAACCAGCATCTGGCATTTCCAATACAACAGTTCTATCTATAACTTCAAATTGATATGGATATGTATAAGATGATACAAAATTATAAGCTGATGCACTAAAAGATGCAGAAGGGTTTACAGAATATATTGTAGTTCCTATATTTTCTTCATAATCATTTCTTGTAAGACTTCCACTAAAATACATGTTAGTATCAACATTTATTAAAGAAGAACTAACTGCTAAATTTTTTGGATATTCAAAATCTAATCTAAAGTATAAATCATCAGTTGATGCTGATACGTGATTTCCATTAATCATTTCAGGAAATGAAACGTGTTCATAGAATCTTTCTTTATCTAATGGAGTAGACCATAAACGGAATTCATCTATTGTACCTACAAAATCATTACCCAGACGAATATATGAACCATTATTCCAAGCAGAAGATGCGGCAAGTATTGATGATGAATTTGCTTGTTGGAATATTGTTCTTTCCTTATCCGCTTGTCTAATATTTAATTCAAAATTATGATAACTTCCACTAACTTCTCTACTAACTTCTATACCAAAGAACTTACCATTGAATATAGGTAATGTAGAAGATTTAACTTCGTTTCCTACATAGTTAAATGTTACAACACCATATTCACCACTACCACTTATATTCAACACCATTCCATTATCACTTTGGATAATATCATAATCCCCTGCAGTGCTTGGTTTTACAAAAAATTCTATTGTATCTGGTTTTCTGTTTCTTTCTGTGTTTTTCCAATCAAATTGAACATATGCCCCTGATGTGAATTTTAAACCAGTTGTTATATTGTCAAATTCGTATTTTCCTTTAGTTTCATCCGTTACTTCTGGCCCACCAAATTCTAAAATTGAAAGATTTGATGATGGGATACCATAGCAAGACATAATAGCGTAAATACCTCTTCGTGTACCTTTGTGTTTTAATAAATAAGGTAAGTTGTTTACAATTCTTCTCCAAACTTCATATGTTCTTTTCTTTGCAGGAGTTTCGTATTTTGTACTTCCGTTTGAATCTAATCCAAATGCGTATTCCCAAAGTTTTGCATCTGCTGCCAAATTTTTAGCATCCCAACCAAGAGATTTAAGAGTATCAAATAAAATTTTATCAGATATTCCACCTTTAGACTTATATCCTAATCCTCTACTTTTTTCAATAGCTTTGGTATGATAATAAATGTTATCAAAGTGTTGGCCAATCATTGAAAAGAACAATAATAAACTATCGTTTTCTGCATTGGTTACAATATATTGTGGTATATTATTTTGAACCCAGTTTGGATTTTGAACATCATATGTTTCTGCAAGTTCAATTAAATTTGCATACCAATTTTTAACGATAGTATTTTCCGCACTTATTCTTGCATTTCCGTTATATGGCCAAGTTAAAGAAGAAGCCGTAGATAATGTAAAGGAAGATGATGTATATAAAAATTTTTCAAATCCATCAAATCCTTGTATTAATTGATTTTTCTTTAATGTTTGTCTTTCTTTTTCATTTAATTCCGCAATTGAACCTGCGCCATTGGAAGCACTAACAATTAAAGTTTCATACGCTTCTATTAATTGAACTTTATATACAAAATTATCTACTCTTTCCTTAGCAGAACTAAAGTGTACAAAATTATTCCAAAGATATTCCGAACCACTGGCATATTCAATGTTTAACGAGTCGGTATCAATAAATGATGAACTTAAATATGTTGAAACTAAATTTGATGATGAACTTACAGAACTACTCAATATCAAATCATCTAAAGATTCATATCCAGTAGATTTTCCAGTAACAAAATCCACCTCTACACTAAAATTTGGGCCCTTTATAGGAGGACATTTAGTATCATCTTGTTCATTTAATACAACCGTTTCAATTAATGGATTTGTTAATAATTTTGTAATCCAAAAAGTTGAATTTGTATTTATATTAGATGGTAGTGGTGAATATAATTTTAATATTGTAGAATTAACTTCTTTATCAACAACTTCATTTCCTAAAGAATCTATTTTTTTAGTTGATAACGTCCAATCATCACTTTCCCAAGATGAAATCAATACTTGCTCTGAATTTCCAAAGTTTGCCAAATGTGTAAGATATTTACTTTCTTTTTCAGGCTCGGTAAACTTTAATTTTTCAATGAAAGCATCGTATATTGATTTTTTTATTATATCTTCATCTAATTGAATTGCAGGATATACGATATTTGTTATTATTTCGTATTCATTTCCTTCTAATTCAACATCACCGGATTTATTGAATGGTTTTAAAATTAATGTAACATTATCACTACCATTCCAATTTGGATATGTTTCTGCTAATTTTCTTAAATTAATTTTAAATTCATTATTTGGCGTTAAGTTCTTAAATAAAGATACTTTTGATTTATCTTTTAATAGCAAATCAACGTTAACGCTTGAAGCAGAAAATGTTTTATATGAAATAGTATAGTCAATTTGTAAATCCGAAAAAGATGGTACATCTATTGTGTCCGGAAAAACTATTTCAGTAATTGAAGGGAAATCATTTACAGAGGTAAAACTTATTATTGCTTCTGTTTTTTCACCTGTTCCATATAAGTCACCTATTGCAACTAAATATATTTTCTTTTGGCCAAATATTCCTTTAAAATCATTTTTAAAAGATAACTTAATAAATCCTTCACCTGCATTTATTCTTCTTACATCATCTTTAGAAACATATACATCAACAAAATCCGCATCTTTTGCAACAAAATCCACGTTAACGTAGGTATCTGAATCCGAATCTTTTACTTGTTTGGTGTAATTAGTAGTTATTAATTCAACAATCGGTTTAGCTACTAATTCTTTTCTTTCTAAAATTACATAAACCGCTACTCCACCTTTTTCTAATTCCTTTGCAGAAACTTTAAAATCAGCATTTCCAATTTCCCATTTTGAAAAATCAGTTGGGTGTAGATTTGCATTATTTACAGAAGTGTAGTATATCGTTTTATAAGAAAATCCGGAAGGAAGTACTCCTGTTATTTTAAAGTATACTTCTGCATTTTCTATATTAGAAGAGCTAATATTTTTACCATCTGTATCTCCTGAAACTAACTTTAATGAATCGGAATCTATTATATCTGACCCCTTTACAATTTTATACTCTAAAGTTAATATTTCACCTAATTCATTTTTAAAATTTGAACCAAATCCAACTTCATAATTTACCGTTGATGTTGTTTTAACATTATTGTTAGAGCCAACATCCGTAATTGGTTTGAATGAAAAATAAAGAGCTTCACTTATTGTAGTTGATGCTATTTGTTTACTATCTTTTTCTTCGTATTCGGTATCACTTCCATCTCTCAATACATATTCTTTTATTATAACTCTTTCCTGATAGGTTGGTTGACCTGTTACGGGATTATATCCATTTTGAAAAGAATCAACATTTACTTTAAAATAATTTTTTGCAATTCTTCCATCAATTTTTGCAGTATACGTTCTACTACTTCCAAATGTTAAAGATGGTGAAAATTGTGAAGTAACAGTAAGGCCAGATCCCAAACTGGTAGTACCATCAAAAAATTCTGTATTCTCATTGGAAGATAAATAAAGTTTTATGGTTCCGTTTGTATTCGTATTTGTATTAGAAGAAGAACCGCCTCCACTAGTTGTTTCAGCACTTCCTCCTCCACCAAAGTTTTCGTCACTTAGTATATTATCTACTGATACTGCCATTTATTATTTTTTATAAATATTTTTTATTTTATATTTTCTCTTCTTTCCGAACCATCATCATAAATTACTTCTCTTCCCATTCCTGTTCCACGATCACGTGTTACGGTTCCACCACCAGAACCTCCTCCAGAACTACCGCCTCCAGATGGTGGTGGGGGTGGTGGGGGCGATGGGGGTATATATCCACAAGTAGCAGAATTTACTTCAATAAGTTCTTCGTAAGAACCACCTTTACCATCTGCATAATTTCCATATCTATCATATCCTTTACAAAGTGTACTTAATAATGTTCCTTTAGCAGTGTATACAGGAGTTTCCTGAGTAACAACTATTCCAACCGTATCATCAAGTGTTATGGCAGTTCCATCAGGAGAATATGTGTTTTTATTTACGTTTGAAACTATATCAAATGCATCTAAATTATCTTGAATTTGTTTTTGTAATTCAACTACTGAAAATTCTTTAGGTGTTTGCTTAAGTCCTATTTCTCTTCTTTTTAGTCCCTTTAGATTAAAATCAATACATTTAAATAGTATAGATTGTATTTCTTTTATTAATGTAGGGAAATCGTATGAATCACAATCACCAAATCTTTCTCCCGCCGGCTTTCCAAAGTTTGACTCGGCTATATCATAATTTTTATTATACAAATAGTACTCAACCGATGTTTTAAAATCATCAAATATTTGTTTTTTTATTGAATCAAATTTACTTAATCCAAAATCTTTTTTCAAAATAGTAAAAAAGTCTTTTCCGTATTTTGTTTCCAAAGAATCATCTATTTTAGATAAAAAAGTATTTTCAAAAGAATTTATTAAATCTAGTACGCTATTTTTATAATATTTGAACTCTTTATTTAAAGACTGTAAATCGTTTATTTCTTTTTTTGTTTTTTCATTTATTGATGCTTCTTTTGTTTTTAAAGGAAGTATTCTTATTTCTTCTCTAGAAGGAGATATTTCTTGTATCCAAACTCTTTCTAATTCATTTTCACTACCTACTTTATATCTAACAAAATTTAAATTTACTTTTAATATTCCATTTGTAAATCCTAAATCATTTAATAATTTTTCAATATCAATTGCTAATTCTTTTTGACCACCTTTATTTGTAACATTAAACATATAGTTTTTAATATCACCTGTTTTTATATATGCAACATTATTTCCTGTTTTTTGTGGTAACAAATTGTTGTTTATATCGTATATAGAAACTTCCATAACATCATATTTACAATCACCAAAATCCGTTTCTTTTATTTGATTTTTTGAAACAATAAATAAGTCGTCCTTTTGAATGAATTTACCTTCATTTTCGGATTTATCATTTAATTGTTCAACGTTTGTATATTTTTTAATGCTCATGTCTTATATATTAGAATGATTTTGGATGCATTTTTCCAAAACGTGTTTTGTAATCTTTTGATTCAGTTGTTCCATCTGCTTTTGTAACAGATACCTTCATAGTTGAATCATAATTTTGACTATGAGAGTGTCCCCACCAATCTCCTGGCTTTGAATCTTGTCCGTTTCCAGCCTTATAATCAATTTTTAATGCAATATCTTTTGTACCTCCTGCAGGTATACTAAAATTTGTTTCAGGAATAACTAGCCAATCCGGATTTCGTTTGTTGATGCCAGCTGGTTTTGTATGTGTAATTGTTACGGTCGCTGCTGCTTTATCGTTATTTGTAAATTTAAGAGTCCCACCAGTTGACCATCTTACTTCTGAAGAACCAGATTTTCCATTTCCTCTAAGTTTAACATCTTTATCTTCAGTTGGGCCATCTATTTTTAATATAACGGCTTTGTTTATAACATCACCACCTGCAGTCAATGCAGTATTTGTAGATGATTGCTGTATTGCTTGCTGTTGTTGAACTGCACCTAATTGAGATTGTAAACCTTCAATGATTGAGTTTAATGAATTTATTTGTTGGATTAATGCTTCAATTTGAGCTTTAAATCCTGTATTTTGTGATTGTAGTGAAGCTCTTAAAATACTTTCATCAATTGATTTTTGTACTGCCGATTGTATTTGATTTGAAAAATCTTGTATTGTTCCTGTAAGTGTTTCTATTTGATTTACAAGAGTATCATTAGTTTGTTCAATTGATAATCTATTGTTTATTTCTGTTTGAACTTCCGCCTTTAATGTTACTATTTGAGAATTAAGAGATTCAACTTTAGCAGTTAATGATTGTACCTGTTTTCTTAAATCCTCTACCAACAAAACCTGCTCATCATATAATGGTTTTGGAACGAGATTTAGATTCTTTTCAGGTATTAACGGTTTTAATTCTTTTACTTCTACATCAATAGCTTTTAATATTTCTTCTTCATCATATTTTGGTGCTATAAGTGATTTAAACAATAAAGAAGATGCTATATTTGTTTCATCAACTACTGTAACTCCATATTCATTTTTAGAAATAGCAGAACTACCCGATACTCTTAATATATTTTCTAAGTCGGAATTTCTTTGTTCATCTAATTTTTGAGCAATAGCTTCTAAGGATGTTAATGCCATTAT